GGTAGATGCCGTAGCGCACCGCGAAGAGGTCGTCCGTGGGACGCGACCATCTGAGCTCGACGACGCCGCCCGACGCGCTCGCAGACAGGTCACTCACTGCGGAAGGAGGGATCTTGTCCTCGCCGCGGTAGAGCACAAAGTTGTCGATGACGACCGACGCCTCCCTGCCGGGCGAGATGTTCGCGCTGTGGAACGAGACGCCTCGACAAGAGTGCATCTCGGGATTGATGAGGACATGGTTGGAGTTGAACCGGTTCTCGTAGAGCTCGAGGGTCACCGTACCCCACCTGCCGTCCTCCTGGACGTTCTTCCTGACTCCGCAATAGCCCATCTCTCCTTTCCCGAGGGAGCAAGTGTTCACGCATACCGAGCATCTGACGCCGCCCTTGGTCCGCGGCGAGCGTCGTCCATGCAATTGGCGCGTTTCAGATAGGCTTCCAGCGACGCCAGCTCGATCAGCCAGACCTGACCGATCTTGATGCCTTCAAGCTGGCCAGTCCTCAAGAGGCATCTCAAACACACTGTCAGTAAATCCACGCGCAATTTCGAGTGTGCCATCAGTGGAGCCGGTGTCTACAATTATGATCTCCTCAACCCAGGGACTAACGTATTCCAACAGCTTGGGCAAAAGCATGGCTTCATCCTTGACAAGCAAATGTAAGCTAGAGTCGTGAATCCCTATCATTTCGCCTTCCCAAGCACAGGATGCCAAACCCCTTGCAGAACCTTCCCTGGCAGGCGCAAATAAAAGGCCGCTTGGCTTTTGTCCTCGCCTGTCACTGTGAACATGAAGAATCTCTTACCTTCCCCGTAAGGTCTGAGCCTGTAGACAAACCGCTTCAAGGTTCTGCGCCAAAACGTTTCTCGCATCAGCAAAGAATCCTTGTCGTAGAAATGTGGGTAATATACAGACGGCACGTTGAAGAAAACGTTACCGCCGGAGAACGAAAGTGCCTTAACGAGCAAAACCCTAGTCTCATTTACGCTGAACCTTTGAAGATTGCAACAGAATATGCAAGCATCTGCCTTTGGCAACCCACTTCGCAGCAAAGCGTCCCGTTTAGCTGTAAGAAGGTCACAGAATGTCACGTCCACGTTCGGATTTCCAACGTTCATTGGTTGTGTGTCATCAAGTATGGCATACATTTCGTAACCTAAATCGCGCAACCTCATATGTAAGGACTTGGAACCAAAACCAATGTCCCAAATAACAGCACCAGGAGTAAGTTCGCTCTGCAAGAGGTCTATGAATGGTTGATGCTCCTCAACCGTTGGCACTTTGGGTTTCCTAGATTTGCGCACAACACTGTTCCCTGGATCAACTGCGTCTACAATTTCCATCAATCTCTCGGCAGCCTTGCGCGAGTTGAATTCTTTGATGTACCACTTGGCACCCCGAAAGGCTTTGTCATAAGCCCTCTTGCGATGCTTGTGGACACTACGCATGACATCAACCAAATAATCCCAATCCGCAATATGCCATACACCACCAAGTGGAGAGTCCTCGGTGTGGTGCGTAGGAATCGGCCAATTGTACCTATTATTCACAAAGTCCAACATTCCAGTGTTTGCTGTGAAGATGGTCGGCAAGCCGGTAGCCATTGCCTCTCGTGGAGGTAATGCGTAACCTTCACCCTTTGAGGGGAAGATCAGCGCATCAGCACCAAGCAACCACTCTAGCATCTGATTGGGGAACCAATCGGCGCTCTCAATCGTTATGCGTGGATCGTCAAGGTCTGGCAACATGTTTTCACCCCACCCAAACAAGCCAAGGCGGGTCTTAAACTGTAGCGTTACCAGTGGATAGTCCTTGATCGGAAAAGCTCGCTTAAATACGTCGAGAAGCTCAAGTGGTGCCTTTCTGCCCGTCAGGGAGCCATAGGTAACGAACTTAAAACTACCGTCTCTCTTAGGCTTCCTGCGCGTAGGTACGCAGTACATTTCGTTCAGTGCGAGTGGACAAACTTCAACCGGAACATCAACGAAGCTGCTGAAAGCATCCCTACTGTACTCACTAGGTACTACTAGCATATCAACATTGTAGCAGTCATGTCGCCATTCAGGATGAATTTCGAGCGGATCATTCGACTCGTACATTGTGAAACCGATCCTGTAGGCCGTTGGCAGCTTAACGAACTCACCAGGCGTCGCCATGCAAATGCCAACACGATAAAGTCTGGTAACATTCTCCCTGAGCTTCGCTTTCGTAACATCATCTAGGCACGTTCTGTCTATAAACCAACACTGACGAGCGAATATGTTGACACCCAGCTTTGTCAACGCTAGGAGCATATTCTCAGCGGCAGTACCGTACCCATCGCCCATTGAAAAAGGTGAAAGCCAATATACGTGGGTCTGACCGTTTTGTTTCCACAGTAAATCTTCACTATCTTCTACGTCATCTATATCTGCCATCCTTCTTGTCAGCATCCAAATCGCGTCATCATAGCTTACCTGTGTGGGAACCTCCAACCACGCCGCAGGCGGTAAGAGGCTCCCACCAGGTGCTACCTGAACTATAGCTGTTATGTTCCGAACTCTCATCAGTCCCCCCTATGAGCGTTCATGTCTATGCCGCAATGGTGATTGTAGCATACATCGTGTTCACAACCATCATCTTGGCGTTCCGAGTTCTGACGTTTCTAGTCCACTTATCTTTGTTCTCGTAGGCTCCTTCACGTGCATGACCCCTCTCACGGAAGTCTGCGTACATCAGAGGCATGGCTGCCAATGGGATGTACGGAGCAAACACATAGCCAGTGTCAATGGTTGACCTTGGATACGTCCCCATAATGGCCCTATTAGCATTGATGTACGGTGTCACGTACAAGTCCCAAAAGCCAGTGCGCTCACCAAAAAGCCTCACACCGGAAAGCTGTGGCCCAGGCGGTGTCATACGCCCAAAAGGTGTAAAACTCGCAGCCATCTGAGCATACATGGCAACATTGACGCCACAGATAATCCAATCAGCTTTGCGGAACCTGTTGTTGTAGATCAAAACCTCGGCGCGAAGGAACTGGTGAAACAGAGTCTCGTAGTGATCTTGCGCGACAGTGCCAGCGGGAACAGTCCAAGCCCAGTTTATGTTTCCTGCGCCTGCACCAGCAAGAAGCTCGTTGAGCATCCTGTGTTCAAGTTCGCGGAGAATTTCAGCACCGCAAGCAGATACCAACTCAGCACCGACATTGAGACCAAGGGCACCACGGGCGTCTTCCTCAACCTCTGTAGACCACGTTGCAGCTAGCATATCTTTTTCGGCAGTAAGAGTTTCTGCCTCGACGGTCATCTTGAGCCTGTGTGGTACTTGATTCTCAAGAGTGTATGCGTAGTCGCTATCGGGAATTGTGACATTGACGTTTGGCGTTACATCTTCCCTCAAGAAGTCAAGATAGAAAACCTGACCAGTCCCGCCAGAACTGAACGGAAGCGGCTGGATAGATGCAACCTTGGCTATAATGAGTTGCGGGAAAACGTCGCGCACGATGGGCAGAGCATATCTGACCGGAAGCGTAACATCTGTGGTCAAAGTCTGCTCGTCTTTCCTGCGTTGACCCCTGGTACTTGCAATTGACTGATTCTCGAATATGATGGCCATTGCACGCCAAAGTTTTCGCGGGATTGGTTTGAGGGGGTGCTTCTTTGTACCCTCTCCCAAGAAGAACTCCCACTTGTCGATCAGTGCATCGACATATGCTTCCTGTGCAGCCTGATATTCTGCGTAAGTTGCGCCGTGTGGCATGATAAGATTCGGCATTTCGTTTCTCTCCTTTTATAATTCGTGTTACGCAGGACTGGCGTAGTTTGCCATTTCCTCTTGCTCTTCGGTGAATTCCTTTTCATCTTCCTTATCTGGAGTTAAGTCGTCATTTTCGGCATCGTCACTAGAATTACTTACGCCCTTCGGTTTAACCTCTACTCCAAAAGATGCTTGGAAAGTTGCCATTGCGCGTTCCTTAATTCCAGGTAACTTCTCTGCAATCTCCTCGATTGTCTTTGCTTCCTCACGCAACACCTCTGCAATCACTGAACTGAGGCCAAGCTGTGAGGCCCTTTCAACAGCAAGATCAAACTCCAACCCAGTAACCTTTTTGGTCTCCACACCAAGCAGGCCAGTCAATTCAGTGACCTTTTCGGTGAGCGCAGCATCGGGAGCAGCAGCCTTCAACGCCTCAACCTCAGCGGTCAGCGCGTCGATCTTCGCCTTTGCGGCGTCCAGATGTTTCGCCAGGTATTCATCCAGCAGAGCCTTTGCGTTGCTCTCCAGTAGTTCGAGAGTCAGTTCCTTGTAGTCCATGTCACTATCCTCACTTTCCTCGCTAAAATCTAAGACAAGATTTTCTGGCCTTTTAACTCCTGCTCCAATTATACCAGCTTCGTCACAAAAGTCAACCCCAACAATTTTCGCATTCATCATCACCTCAAGATAACCGGCGTCCTGTTCGTCGTCGTCTAATGGCTGCGTAAAACTTATGACCTCATTCATGCGCACCGAAGTTTCTTTGACGACCTCATCGTGATAGAGTTGAATCAAATCTTTACCTTCTGTTGTAGGTGAAATAAACGCTGCGTAAAGGATGTTCTCACCCTCTCTCCATAAGGGTTTGGTGATTCTACCTACAGGATTTTTAGTAGGATTCGCAAACCAACCTTGTCCATAGGCGCTGCCGTGTTTGTTGTAGACGGTAATAGTGTGCCCAAGTGACATATGCGCGTTGGTATTTTCCATGCAAAGGTCGTTGAATTCTGGCGAATAGAAACGCTCTCTGCCAGTACCTTGCTGACTGATGATATTGTCCATCAGTGCAATTCCCTGGTAGTGCAGACCTTTACTGAGAGCATCTGTCAGTGAAAGTTCCTCGGCAACGATGCCTTGACCGAAAAACCCAACAAGGATGTCTTCATTGAGTTGTTCCTCAAGGACAGAAGCCCATGCCTCACCCTTACGAGCTTTGTGCCATTTACCATCGACGCCTTTGCGATAACCTGCCTTACGGAGAGCTTTGTTCATAGCAGCAAAAGCGATCCTGAAACGGCGAGCAATGTCCTTGTACTTTTTTGCCACAGTATTGTACGTACTGACGAAGATGTTTATGAATCTCTGCGGGATGTTTTTTCCCTTCAACTGGCGTGGCGTTGTTCCCTTTTTGTATGGCATTTTGTTACCTCCTATATTCCCAAGAACTGCTCAAGCAGTCCAATCGCTACACCGAGAAAGATTGCACCGATCAACCACTTAAGCCATTTTATATCGTTGCGAATGGCCGGAATGTGTGCGGTTTGTTCCTGCACCTCACCCATTTCGTCGTTAATTACTGAGATGTGGGAGGTGTGTTTACGTAACTCCTTCCAGATGTCCTCAATGTACTTCTTACTGAATATCAAAATCATATGTCACCTCACTCTGCATCGTCTGGCGCTGGCAACAGTTTAAGCTCTTTTTCTATACCCTCAAGCTCTTTCAGTTGTTTCTGACTCATCCCAAGCCAGTTAGCCCGTATATATTCATGGTTTACGATACCGTGTTTTAGCCCTATGACAGCAGCATCCATGTAGTTCTTTGTGGTAACACTTTTCTCCTGCTCATCTTCCCAGCTCGGTGCTGGCCAAACGACTTTATATTCCACGCTAGCGGGATCAAGCCCCCACATGAGTAGTTGCAAGTTGATCGTGTGTTGTATTGACAGGCTCAACATTGATTGTACACGTCTTACGGTACGTGCAAACCTACGATCCTGTTGCTGCAAAGTAGCCTTGGCATTAATGTCACGTTCGATGCCGAGGTGAGCCTTTGGGACTTTCAATGACGTGATGATTTTGTTCTGGTAATACTCAATCGCCGACAAGTTCCAGAAACCAGTATTGCTGGTATCTAGGACTTTAACATCTGTCATACCTGGTTGGGTGCGGCCTCCACTTTCGATGTACCCCTTAGCGATGAAAACGTCTTTGACAACGGAAAGTTGCTCCACACCTTTCGTGTCAGTAGCGACCTGGCGCGTCTTCAACGTGCGCTTAAAATCCTCGATGGCTTTCTGAGCGTCAACTGGCCCCTTGCCGGTAGTATCTATGATGAACAGCAAACGTGCGAAGGCACGAGTGAGCCAGTTGATAACCAGTGCCTCTTCCATAGCCTGTAGCTTTTTCCATGCTGTGCGTGCGGTGAAGAGCAACGAAGTTCCATACTTACTGCTGCCAGCGCGGTTCCAGCGCAGATGCTCTACTTGCCACGGATAAAAGCCGGCAACAAATTGCATACCAGCATTGATCCACTGTTCAAATGCCCATTTACCCTGCTTGGCACCGTTCAAAAGTAGCCCCTGTTCGTCCTCATTTCGCCTCATAGTACGTGCAGGCATGTCCATAAGGCGCACAATGTTAAACTGCTTGTCAAAGACGAACTGTACAAAGCAGTCACCATACTTGAGGGTCTGCCGAGCGAACGAGTAGGCTTTCTCCGCCCATCTGGTGCGCTTTAACATTTGCTCGATATTGGTTATCAAAGCGTCTGGCACGTTAACATAGTGCAAGACGAAAGACTGACCAGCCCCCTGCTCCGAGTTCACAGCGTTATCGGCCAAAATGTCGAGAGCCGAAGTCACCTCATCAACCGTCTCGTCCATTTCATCGGTGTCTATGTACACATTCACACGCCTGGTTGAGATGTTGAGGAAAAGATTTGAGAGCCTATTCAGGGTCTCCTCAACAACACCAATAGCACTCGTTGGTTGCGTCTCAGGTATAAGTGGTGAGTCAAGAAACCTGTTTACGCGTGCCATAATACGCCTAACAAGGCCAACTTTCTTAGGTGCATCTATTGTCATGTTGATTCTCCTGCTTAACTTTAGCACGTATCTCCGTGCCACTGATTGCCTCTATTTGCTCGTCCAAACGTATCTCGCGTAGACCCCAACCGACCTTACGGCCATAAGCAATAACGTCAAAGTCTGGAATCACGGTTATTTCAACTCTGTCACCATAAGCTGCTCGTATCATGCGGCGACGTTCAGACACGGTGTATGGATTCTCTGGGTTTACCAGGGTGTCACGAATGCCTATAACTACATCGTGCCCCTCGTTGAGCAGTTTGTCAATAAGAGCCTTGTGACCAGCATGAAGTGGTTGCCACCTGCCAGGACAGAAATATATTGCCATCTTCTAGCCTCCCAGTTCTTCCACAATTTGTGGCGCGTGTTGCATGCAATGTAGAATCAATTGACAGATGTTATACACATCGAACGGTGTCACGGCCATGCCAGTTGGTAATATAACAGTCCAACCCGAAACAAGCTCAGTGACTGGCAGATCGTGGCTCTCCCGACTGTACGGCAACATTTTATGACAAGGAGGTGAAAAGTATCGCCTTGCCAGGACATTTTCAGCTCGCAATACCCTGACCAAAACATCTGCTGATAATTCTCCACCCAACAGTTCCACGACCACATATTGATAGTTCCCACTCTTCTGCTCGTAAACGCGCAAGTTCTGATGTTTCAGAAACTGTTCATAACCAACGTAGTTTATAAGGTTGCGGTTTATGAACGTCTCAATTTCAGTGAGGTTCAATACTCCAAAGACAGCGTGTAACTCACTCATCTTAGCGTTTACACCGACACCAGTCGTTCTATGCGTACCATCACGAATGAAGCCAAAGTTACGTAGTTCCCTTAATCTCTGAGCTAATTGACTATCATTGGTTGTAACAGCTCCACCCTCAGCGGTATTGAAAAACTTTGTGGCATGGAAGGAAAACACCTCACACCTTCCAAAGTTCCCAATGCTGCGCCCTCTGAATTCACACCCAAATGCGTGTGCGGCATCAAAGAAGAGGGGTATTTTGCGTTCCACGGCAATCGCGGTTAGTGTTTCTACCTCACACGGGGTGCCCCAGGTGTGAACTCCAAGGATGCCAACAGTATCGTCAGTTATCTTTGCTCTTACATCGACTGGATCGAGAATGTGTGTCATCGGATTGATGTCCGCAAAGACAGGTTTGTACCCTTGCCACGCCAAAGCGTGCGGTGTGGCAGCGAATGTAAACGACGGAACGATAACCTCTCCGCACTCAGGTATAAGTGCTCTAGCTGCTATCTCCAAACCGAGTGTACCGTTAGCCACGGCGACGCAATGCTTCACACCCAAATAGGATTCAATCGCGTTTTCAAGTTCGTAAACCCATTTACCCTTGTTCGTGAGCCACTTGCTTTCAAGTACCTCCTCAAAGGCTTCAAGATAACGCTCAGTTTCGCCAAGGTTAGGACGCCCCACGTGCAACTTTTCGCTGAAAGCTGGTGCTCCACCGAAGATGGCCAACCTCTCCAAGGCTTTGACCTCCN